TCATTACTATATTCTACTATTATTCATAATCTCTAATTGCTACACCGACCGGAAACCTTGGTATACCCAGAGCTGTTAGATTCTGAAACCGAACCGTGAGTCGTTTACCGATGTACTGATCTTTGTTTTTGAGAAACTGGCGCCTGGTGTCGAGAGTTCCCTCGGGTTTCGCAGAAAAGTGTTGTTCTCCCACCTTACAGACCCATATCGCCGCACCCTTTTCACGTCCAGTTCCCTCCTTGACATCCACGATGGGGTACTCCTCGGTTTGAAACTCTTTGTGTTTGAGGAGGTAGTTACTGCGTTTCCCAATCTCATATATACTCGAAGCATCTCGAATCATAACACCCTCGTGACCCTGTCGCACAAACATATCGTGATACTTCTGAATACCATCTTTCGATTTCACGAGAAACGTGTCGATTGAGATTCGCTCCTTTCGTTCTTCGAAAGTTAGATTCGGTCGATTCAGGTCAAAATAATCAAACACATGAAACTCAAGATCTTTGGGGTTCATCTTAAACATACTCGTAATTTCTTCGAATGTCTTGTTGGGAACATAACACTCTCCATCAAGGTACTCGCCATCCTTAAGATCTTTGGCGAGATGTTCCACACCTTGCACGGGTTTACCAGTCCGAGAAAAGCACCCCTTATTAGAGACGAGAAGACGGACACCATCGATTTTGGGTTGCACATAGAAGGGTTCAGAAATGTACTTTTGACGATCTTCCCACTTGTTCGCCAACATAGGAAGAATCTCGGTACACCTGGTTCTTTCATTGTTCCACATTGTTTGAGCGCGAGCGAGAGCCTTTTCGTATCCCGTCTTGACGTTTGTTCGAGACTCAGTCACCTTATCACTCCCTACGACACCACACACCTTCACGATGTCCGCCGTTCCATCTTGTAGGCTCTCAACACGAATATCCGTAAATCTCTCAGATCCATTCTTATCTTTCTTTATAAGGCGTTCCATACTACGATTAATTAAATTCTCAACTTTAAATAGATGTCTTCACTTCCAGTTGTAAATTACGGTAGAATGGAACGACTTAAGCCTTTAGAAAGCACAACATTCCCCTTCACTCTAAACACATTTTGTATTGTTTTTATCATTATATGTATATTGGCTCTCTATAAACGTTCGGTCACAATCAGTCAACGAAATGAGCGATCCCATATTTGATACATTTAGAAGGACTCAGATATATATCCTTCTTCATGAGACGCTTGAACTTCTTCTCGGGAATCTCCGTCTTCGAGAGGTACATCTTCTTGAGCATCTTCATAAACTTCTCAGAAGTCTTCATCTCGTTACGGAGGTCATGAAAGTTCCCCCAAAATTCAGTGGAAATCTGGTGAATCAGAAGGTATGCATTACTACCCATGCGACGCTCTGAACCACCCAAAAACACGAATGTGGCGGCGCTACAGCATGACCCCTGTGCGACAGTCACAACCTTCACTCGGGCACGTTCAAGAACATTCATCATGTTTAGACCGGAAAAGATGTCGCCACCACCACTCATGATGTGCACACGAATTTGTGGATCATACCCCACGAGTTCTGCTTTTCGCTTCAACATTTCAATCTCGAGTTTCTTAAATTTTTCTACAAACTCAAGGGCATTATCAGTATCGATGTCCCCATAGAATAGAATCTCGTTACCTACAATCTTCACGCACTCGGTGACTTCTGTCTCCTTTTCATCTTCAGTCGTAGGCATTTTTGAGTGCCTTCTTTACTCTTGTGACGTCTTTTGATTTTAAGTTGTTTCCAACTGCGAGATGATTAATCACGTCGAAATCTTGTGGTGTGATTCCGTATTCGATCAGATTACTTAGGTCTCCCTTTTCTGCATAATTCTTTAATAGACACATTTCTTCTACACCGAGACCCATCCTAGACTTTCTACGAATACCATCATATTTTTGTTTTCGCATCCTATAATTTCCCAATTTTGTCCAACAACTCCCTGGTCTGATTTTGTTTCGGTCGAGTGGTTCACCCAAACATGACTTTGGTATAGTCAACGCATGTAGCACAAAATACGGCATCATGTGCCAGTTGGTTGATTTGTAAATATGATTGTCTAAAACATCTGCGAATGAGAATGAATCACTAGACCTGACTACGTCCACACCTTTAGAATCGATGTAATTCTCTTGAAATATATCCCAAATGTGACCATGTTCGGGTATACTATCCATTATCTCAATCGGAGCTGGGTCAGNTAACACGTCAGCTATGAAATCTTTCGGTGTTTGAAAGTCATCCATCTCATCATAGCCNTCAATATATGTAAAAAAGTTCCTAATATTTCCAGCTGATCTCACAGCGGCGTTATAGATCTCGACCCCATCCTTCTCTACCAGAGTCATCAAAACCTCGGGTTTATGTTTCGGAACGAACACAGTTTCAAAATTTGGAAACATACACATGTTCGTGGTTGTGATCAGAAGAGAACCTCGGGTGAGTTTGTTTCCATCCGAAACTTCTTCAACCAATGGTTTGAATACACTGTCATAATCTTCTATGAATACATGTTTCCGAGTTGGTTTAATAAATGGTAAAAAAGGTGAATCACGCTTTAGGTGTGAAGGTTGTAGTTCAACATGATTTGTTCCCTCCAATACCTTTTGGAGAATAAACGATTTGCCAACTCCAATGGCTCCACATATGAACACGTTCTTACCCTCACTTATGAACTTACGAATGAGATCAATTTGTTTCGTATGTATTGTTGTAACAACCGGGCTTTTTTTTTGCTCAATTATCTTAATGAAGGAGTCCATCGATGATCTTACTAATCAGGCGATAGATTTGGTGTTGCAAAATGACGCACTACATAAACGTGTCATGGAACCTTTAAAAAGGAAAATGTTTCCATTCATAGCATCTGTATTCCTTACCAATCTTGCGATGTTTATTCTGTTGGTTTACCTTGCTCGACGTCTGTCTCTTCTTCCTCTTCCTCTTCCTCTTCCCCTTCCTCATACTCTTCCTCTTCCTCCTCCTGCTTAGGAATTAAAAATTCCCCGACTCGTTCAAATGGGGTATTCTTGGTTATGGCATGAATGGGTTCAATCGTCTTTGGTAACTTTAATTTTGGTATTGGGCGCACATTTAATATTTCGGGTTTCGTAAACACACTGTCCAGTGGATATTCATTATCGAAATTTAATAAAATCTTTTTGGGAATAGCAGGACATTGTTCGAGTAAACGATCATATTCAGCTTTACATTCTTCAACAAACTTCAGACCTTCCTTTTTACGCTCAACACGTGGTAGGGATAATTGGAGACGAATGTTTCTCGACAAACTTCCGTGACCTAAGGCAGACGTTCTATGATTCTCCATCAATTCATTCACTTTGAGGAACTGCATAATCGTCGCGATGAGCCCAGCGATAAGATTTAAGCCACCGATAATGGACGGTGCCGCGGGTTGTATACTCGCGGGTAACGTACTTTGGGCAAAATTTGCGGTGCCTGTAATTGTCGACAAGACAATCACGGGTAAATTAAATCGTAGACTTAATTTTTTGTACATTAAAAATGCGCGATGGTGCATGTATCTGTAACAAGCCGACGCCTCTCCCCACTGACGAAGTACATCTTCGTGGTATTCATTCCATGATTCTTCCATATTAATTTCTACGCTCATCTTATAATAAATGAATATAATTTTTATCATTCATCTTGTCTTTCTTTTGTGGATCTTGATTATCCCGTTCACGAATGATCGTAGAAATCTAGAATTCTATTCGGTTCTCATACCTTTCATTTTTTATCATTGGTCGGTCAACGACGACACATGTGCATTGACTCAGGCTGAGATGATGATCACAGGGCAGAAAAAGGAGAAAACCTTCATGGGTCGGGTAGTTGGACCAATCTATAAGATGGAAGAGAACGAAATCAATCATCTTACAAAAACTGTCTTTTTCATACTTTGGGGTATAGCGCAGTACAGGCTTGGGCATTTTGATAACATGATAAAAGATATGTGTAAAGTCGCGAGTGGTAAAATTGTAAAGTAATTTATTTACCGTTCTTGATAAGTTCGTGTACGCGCTTAACAAATTCACGGTTACGCTTAATTTTGGGATCATTCGCGATGAGACGAAGAAGCGCACTTGACGGTATCTTGGGGGCGTTACCCTTAGGTTTAGGCATCTTTTTCAACTTCTTGCGAGCATCCTGAATCTGCTTGGTCGTTGGCATTTACTGTATATCCACATTATTTTTATAATATAAAGATTTGAAACGACTGTATATTATAATGGATACCAAGATTCAACAGGAAATCAAGCACCTTAAATACAACCTAGACCTGTATCATACATCCTACATGCAAGAACTTGAGCACTTTGAAGAAAAAACACAAAGACTCGATTTTCAAATTGAAAATTGTACTTCAGACGTGAAGAGGGAAATTATCAAGAGACAGAAGGATTATTATCAACAACAAATTGATATTCTGGATAAGAATATGGAAAAAAATACAAATGTAATCAATTCCAGGATTGCTCTTCTTGAAGAGAAACTCGCTTCTTTGCGAGAGGAGAAGCGTTCTATCGAACATAACATCAAGCAACTGGAGGGTGCTTTAGAGAGACGTAACGTTAATGAAATCTTTGATATGTTCGAACACGTGAAGAACGCCCTTACGATTCTCCACGAAGAAATGAAATCTACGTCTTCTTAAATCTGAATGAATCAAAAAAATGCACATGAGTCCTAAACGTATAAAACGCGATCATACATATAGCATCAGCGATGTCGTGTTTCCTGTCATACGGAATTTCATCATCTAAATATTTTTCAGATATTGATATAGTCCGTTCCTTTCTTTGGTCGTAATCCAAATGTCGTATACCGAAATGTGTATGCATGCTCACGGGTGAAATTAGAGAAACCTTATCCTTGAACATGTAATGTAGTAAAATTTCTACGTTTGTGAAACCAGTTGGTGGTTGCCTCTCTATCAGGATTTTGTCGACCGAGTCAAAGATTTCCTTATGATCTTCAACGAATAAAGGGATGATATCCACAAAGTCATTTGATTGTATGAACTTGTAGTCTCCCAAGCTTACCTTTTTCATGAACTCAATTTTAAATTTTGGACTTGTACGGGAGGTCTCCGCGACGACCAGTCCCATATTATGATATCCAATGTCTATAGACAATATCCTCATATATTTATTATTAAAAAATCTTCTTTAATAATAAAAATAGAATGACCGCGGTGAATACTTTCATAGCGATGCTTATGAATTCCAGGACCCAAACACATTACTTCCACCTAAACACGAATTCATATGCACAACACAAGGCATTGGAGAAGTATTACTCGGGGATCGTACCCCTCATTGATGCATATTCCGAAACATATATGGGTAAATATTCTAAAATCAAACCCGTCCAGATGAACAAGCGGTTCAGTAACGATTCCACCTCAAGTGAGAAATATTTCAAGGATATACTGCGTCGGATGAAAGCTATGAAACTTCCCAAAGACACACACTTGAAAAATATTCAAGATGAAATCGTCACCCTCATACGTAAGACTCTTTATATGTTGAAACTTAAATAAGACACGTTATACTTTAGCAAATTTACGCGCCTGTCCAACAAGCTTACTACTCGAGCAACAAGATAGACAACATACAAGTAACATACCGGGGTAAAATGGAGCCGGCATCGGGAATGGGAATGTTTCGCTCCAGAAACGGTATCCACCATAAAACGACATCGTTAAAATGATACAACTACAGAGCATCAGAGCCGCGGAAATCGGTTTAGGTTTACCTTTAGAAGATACATCGGGGATGGGGCTTACGAAGAACCACATGGACGACAGAGCAGAACCCATTGTTTATTATGTACTGGGAAAAAAATTAAAATGTTTTAATACCAGTCAAGAAATGTATGAGGTACTGTATTATTCGTATTATCGACGAAAGCAGAGAACACGCGCAACACCCAACACCTAATTTCATGGGTAAAGATAAATCAGCTAATTCAGCACCCGGGTACGCTGGCTGCATTAAATACCATACGATAGCTGCATTTATAAGGGAAGAAGATGCCGTAGATGCAGCAGCTGTCGCGGAACCGCTTCGGGTAGCTTCAGCTTTACCTCTTCTTTTACGAGCCATTGTATACTATTCTAGCAGAAATTATTCTGTAGAATTCGATGTGTAATCGTATCGTATTCCATTAATTCCATGTTTGGGTTTACACTAAATATGGATTTGATACTTAGCAGTTCCTTGATCGTATCGTCATCGAGGTTTTTTAAAAAATGTATTTTGGTATGTATGTCGTCCAATTGATGATGTTCTTTCTGAGCCTGAACATATGGCCATGTATGTTTCCTGAGTGTAGCGACTTCTTCTTCGAGTTGTCGTATCCTGGGTAGTAATACCTTGTGAATCATATATTTCAATTCTATGACTTCACTCATTTTATATTGATATAGAACATATGTCTCTAAGTATTGAAAAACGCATTTTTTTGAAAAAACTCGCAATAGGTTTACAAAAACTCATGCGATACACAGGACATGACCATAAAATTGGATGTACACCACCAAGTAACTACAGTGAGGAGTTTATACAGAAACGGCTACTTACTCGTACCCAGGATGGTCGTTATGAATTGTCTGTGGGAAAATTTAGGGTGGCTATAGATACGGTTGATATCAATGAAATTTTAATTTATTTTGATCATATCACATTGACTATATGTCGCGTGTATACAATGAGTTTACCAAGTCCACTTTTATTTTCAGAAGAAGATATTGAGTTTGTCAGACTTATCGATACCGGGGAAATCAGGACATTTACAGATTTTTTGATGTTTTGAACGATTTTCTGTGTTACTATTAAATGCAGTACAAGGACCTGAAAGAGAAGGCTAAGAAGTTGGGTCTACGGGTTACGAAAGATGTTCGCGGGAAACGCGTAAAGCTCACAGCCAAGGAACTTCGTTCTAGGATTACTATGAATTTTGAAAATAGTGTAAAAAATGCTCAGCAAATGATTCGAATTTGCAAGACGATCGTCGTGCCCAATTCTTATGTACCATCCCGGGGTGGTCCTCCTCCACCTCCACCTCCACCCCCACCTTCAGCTCAGCCACCTAGGAAACCAGTCATAAATGCGACACGCGCCAAACTCATGTCCGAATTAAAGGCGACACTCAAAAAACGTGAGTTGAAAAAATAATCTTAATTATTAGTATAAAACGATCATGGTGAATTCTCAGCCCACGAACAACGCGAAGCCCGCCAACAACGCGAAGCCCGCCAACAATGCGAACAAGCCCGCGAACAACGCGAAGCCCGCGAACAATGCGAACAAGCCCGCGAACAACGCGAAGCCCGCGAACAATGCGAACAAGCCCGCGAACAACGCGAAGCCCGCGAACAACGCGAACAAGCCCGCCAACAACGCGAACAAGCCCGCCAACAACGCGAAGCCCGCCAACAACGCGAACAAGCCCGCGAA